TGAATTCAAATTTTAAGAAAGGAGTTCTATGTTATGAACTTCATACTATTTGGTCCTCCCGGTATTGGTAAATCAACCATTATTGGGAACCTAAAGATTCACAAAGTGAATGCAATAGATTTGGAAGATTTGTATCCAAATAGGTTGCGTTTCACAATACCTAATATTGTAGATAATACTGTATTGGGTGGGGCTGATCTGAATCCCCAAAGGAAATATCACAATGCACGGAAAGTGCTTCTCTATGCTAAAGATGATATTTACCAGAAGAGACGCAGAGCTCGGGATTCCCAAATTCCAGGCAAAGCGGCACAAAATCCTCAATCATCTGATACGTGGTTAAAAGTTGCACACTATGATTATATAGTTGATACGACTAATGACACTATTGATGGTACAGTCAACCAGATTCTCCAATTATTAAAGAAAGAGGGTGTCCTTAATGGATGACAGAAAGAGTCAAGGATTACGGTTTGATGGTACAAACATGACTAAGCTTAATGTGCCTGTCAGTTCGTACTTCACTACTGTAGGAGCTGGCTATCTTAAGACTTATCTGGGAAAAGTTGTTAGAGGTAATGATCACGTGTTTACAGCCCCATTCGCTAAGGGTCATGATATTCATGAAGTCATTGACGAATGGTTAACGACATTAACGAATCGCCTCAAAGACGACTGGCCTTCTCTTGTTTCATTTGAGAATGATCTTGCTAGCAAGGTGGGTCCCTTATCTGTACAGAAACCTCTTGAGGATAGGTACGCAGATATCGAGAACTACTACACTATGGTTCAGTCCTCCTCTGAACTAGCCCCTATGGACGCTGATGCCATTGAAGCTGTTTGTAGGGAATTTCGGGCGGCTAGAGGCCTGAGATTATACAGTGAAGACTACACTGTATCACAAATGAAAAAGTCAACAAACTCTGGCTCACCATTCTTTACGAAAAGACGGAATCTTGTACGGGACACGATTCCTTTTCTTGTTGATGTGAGCAACCGCTACAAATTGCCCAGGGTACACTACCCTCATTGCACTTATGATGCGGCTGCGGTCATCGGCTGGAGAGGCCAAGAGGGCGGACCCGATATCGACGATGTTAAGCAGCGAGTTGTTTGGATGTTTCCCTTTGCAATTAACATCGCAGAACTGCAATTGTATCAACCCTTTATTGCGTCATGTCAAAGACATGGTTTGGTCCCTGCTTGGGTTAGCATGGATGCGGTTGATAAAGAAATCACTAAGCTTTTCGATTCAAAGCGAAGTGAGGACTACGTTGTATGTACGGATTTTACAAAATTTGACCAGCATTATAATCGTGCTATGCAAGATGTATCCGAGACCATATTAAGATACATGTTCATAGAGAATGATTATACTGAGGAGTGGTTCTCCGAAATCTTCCCCATTAAGTATAACATACCCTTGGTGACAAGGTACATTGGGAATAACAAGATCGAGGTATATTTTGGGTTCCATGGAATGGGATCCGGGTCTGGTGGTACTAACCCTGACGAAACCTGTGGCCACAGGTACCTCCAGCACCATGCGGCT